GCTCCATTAGTTCTTTAGGGATTTTACATAATAGCACACCACCAATTTCAATACCGTCTTTGTATTGTGAATTAGGGTCTGCCGCTAATTGAATCTCTGGGTGTTCCGAATGTTTTACCGGTTCCCAGCCTTCACGCATTTTTGCAGAAACGTTCATGTTATCAGGCTCATTCAATAAAGAGCTCCTAACCCATCTATAAGACCATCCAGCTTTCTGATTAAATTCTGGTAGCGAACTTGCTGGCTTCCATTCTTTAACCTTACTTTCTCTATTTTCCATTTCTCGGTCAGTTCTTTTTATTGTGTTACTTTCTGTTGCCTTATCCATTTGCGTTCTCCAATTTAAAAATTTCTCGTGCGTATTGCTCCGGGGTTAACTTAAGCTTTTTAGCTAAAGCAACTTGTGTTCGTGATAAGCGTACTTTTTTAGGCGCGGTACTACGCGTTGCCGGTGCTACTACATTAGAAGGTTTGCGTTGGCTCGGTTTTTCCGGTTCCAACGAGTTTCCCTCAAAGTTCTCAGGGAATCGTTTTTGCATCGTCTCATCAATACGATGGTAATACATATCCGAAGAAGGATTAATCCCACTTCTAACTAGTTTTTCATGCAAACCCAAAGCAAGGCTAGTCATCTCCTCATCTCGTCCAAACCATTGATTTTTATCTTGCCAAGCTTGTGCTCGACTATCCGGTTTAGGTATATTGGGGTTAGTATTTTGTTGCGTTAACTCTACACTATTTTCAGTTTCTTGTGAAGCTTTAAATTGAGGTTTTACTTCTTGAGCTCGAAGCAGCTTCATTTGAGCGCTATTCATTAACGCTTGAGCTTCAATTATTTTGTCTGTATCCCCCAAATCATAAGCTTCTCGGTAGTCTCGTTTAGCTAAAGAAAGTTCTTTTTCAGAAGAAGATATTAGTGTTTTAATATAGTCTTCTTCGCCTGAACTTAAAGTAGTTTTAAGTTTTTTATTTTGCTCATTAATAGTTTGAGCATATTTAACAGCTTCTTCCTTTTCACGAGTAGCTTCTTCTTTAGCTCGTCTTTCATCGTGCCATACTTTTTTAAGCTGTGACATTCGCTGTTTAACTCTCTCAGAATAGCCTTCAAGAGTGTCGTTTTCAAGAGTCTCAACCATATCCTCTGGTAAAGGATCTTTGCCTCTATCTGCAGGGGGCGTGTCGTCCTCTTCTTCAATTTCAAACATTTCTTCTTGTTTTGTTTTTTGAGGTTCAACGCGTTCAACATCTGCTGTTGATTTTTCAATCTCTTTTGATTCTTTGTTTTCTAAATTTACTTCTACTTCACCGCCGGTCATTTCTTCGTCGTCGGGCACTTCATTTATTATTTCGGCCATGCTATTTCTCCTTGGTTGCGTATACGAACTTTCGTTCGTGTCGGTTGCCTTTAGATAAATTCCATTTTGCTGGAACTACCTGAAGGTTTGTGAGGCAATGTCTGCCTCCTTTAGTTATTGGGATAGTATGGTCTACATGCCATTCATACCCAGTTTCTTCTTCACGTTTTAAAGCTTGTTTAAATAAATCTACTAATTGTTTCCTATCTGCTAATGTTTTAATATCATTTACTTTTTTAACTCTTGCTCTTCTTAAAGAGTGTTTAGCTCTTTTTTTATCAGGATTATTTAAAGCCCAAGCTTTATTTCTTATAACTTCTTTATCTAAATTATTTAGCCTGTATACTTTATAATATTCTTTTTGTTTATCTTTGTTAGCTTCGCGATAAAGTTTTCTTTGTGCTAACATTTTTATTCTATTTTTACGTTTCCATTCTCGGTTATATTCTAAAACACGTTCTGACTTTTTAAGCGCGTTCATATCCGCGTGGGTCATCAACTACTGCTTCTACGGTGTCGTCGTTTATAATGCGAAATTCTTTTCCGTGAATTTTAATCCTAGTGCCTGCGTAAGCACGGGTAATAACAAAGTCTCCTTCTTTACACCACGGGCCTTCTGGAAATCTTGCTTTATCTTTGTAAGCTAAATCGCCTAACTGCATAACAAATAAACATACAGTTGCTCCTTCTTCGATCTTCTTAACATCAGCAGATTTTACAATACCTCCTTCATATGTTTCCTCTGCTTCAGGAACAATACATAAAAGTCGATAGCCTTTAACATCAGGTAGTTGAGTTGCTAGTTTTGCAATAGCTTCATCACCTGATACTTTCTTGCCATCTTTGGTTGTTGTAATTTTAGATTTAATTGGGTCTCCAGATATAGAGACTATTTTTTTGTCTGGGGTAGCAATAGTGGTATTCATTTTTTGCCCCTTTTTGAATCTATTTGAACTACACTATCAGTAGGTGTAGAATCAAAGTCTTCTTCACCTTTTTCATGAGCTCGAAGAGCTTCGGAAATCATAGATTGAACCATCATATACCCACGAACTTCTCCGCATGCATGTTGATAAGCTTCAAATTTATCAGTTCCCCTACCCATACTTTCTAACATTTCTTTGCGTCTTTCCTCTATCTGGGTTGATAGAAGCATTAACGTTTCCTTAACCATTTTTTATTCCTTTATATTTAGTTGAGTTTCATCCTTAAGTTTAGTTACATCTACCTCAGTTGCATTACGCAGCTTAGATTCTTCTTGCCGGAGCTTAAGGTCTTCGCCTTTTAAGGTGCCTGCTTGTCCTAATTTAGCTCCTTCAAATAATTGTTTAGCTTGGCGTTCTTTATCACCAGCTCCTAATTTGGCTCCTTCAATACGTTCAGTCGATTCAATTTTCATTCGATCTAATTCTAATCGTGCTTGATCTAAAGCAGTGTCATCAGTCATTTTTTTATTTTTAGCCTGTACTTCTAATTGTTTTATCTCAAGCTCTTTTTGTTGCATTTGAACAATAGGATCTTTTTGTTGTTGTTGTATTTTTTCTTGTGAAGCCTCCGATTGGTTAGCTTGTAACAATTTCTCGCTGGCAGCTGCAGTAAGTCTTGCAATATCATTTTCAATATCAGTTGGTAAAACCTCATCTACCGGAGGAAGAGGTACTCCTAGTTGTTTTTCAATTTCTAAACGATACTGGAACGCAACATGTTCTGCCATATGTGCTTCCATTGCGGATTGAATTATGGGCGCTTTGGTGCTTTGCCCTACAATTTGTCTAATCTTAGGATCATTAGAAAACGACATATGTACTTTTATATGAGCCTCGTGGTCTTGATCAAGAAAAGCTTTGACTGGTTTACTTGTAATAATGTTCATATTTTCAGAAACAGGATCTACTTGTTTAACATCATCTTCATCAGGTATAAGTTTATCTATATTTTTAACACCTAACACTTGAAGCATTTGTTTATTTAGTTCAGGTAAATCATAAATCGCAGGGTTTTGCTGTGCCATCTGCATAACTGCTTGGTATTGCACAACTTTCTGCGCCATTGTTGCTGCATTAGGATCAGCTACAGGTATAAGATTAACTTTATTGTAGTCATCTTGTTTAGCACCGGGCGTTCCTGTTGAAGGATCATATTTATAATCAGGATCTGTATAGTCTCTGATTATATTCTTAAGTAATCCAAACTCTTTCTTCATAGAATAGTATATACGAGCATTTACAGCTGACATTACTTTTAAAGTTCGCTCTAGTATTGCTAGAGTTGAACCTACTGGAGAGTTAGCATTCATATCGGATACTTTCATATCTGCAGCAGAGGCAAATCTTCTACCTTCGTCAATAATTTTATCCATTAATAGTGCAAGAACTTGGCTTGGTTCTTTGTAAGGAAGAGGCATTAAGTTATCACGCAGTGAACCAGAAGGAGCATCAACATCTCGCCATTCAGCTGGGCCAATTGGTGTGTCATCTCCTTTGATTCGTAAACCTCTAGCTTTAAATCCGCCGGGTAAGTTTGATAGTGTACCTGCATCAACTAACTGTCGTAGAAGCATTGTTCCGGATTTAGCAAAACCACCAATAAGATGAATTAGTCCAAAGCAATAGAAACCAAATCCTGGAATGTAACCATAATGAACAAAGTGTTCACGTCTTTTTTTCAAACTATCAGACTGGTTCCAATTACGTCTAATAGATAATATTTCAGATGTGCCTTTATCAATAGTTACAATATAAGGTCTAGCTATACCGGTTTGTTCTCCATCATCTTCGTCTTCATAACCTTCTAAATCAAGGTTAACATTCATCTCTAATATTTCATATCGATCATCATTAGTAGCATCGAATCCCATTTGCTCCGCGATTTTTTTCTCTACTTCATCTAAGTCATAGCTAGGTTCACCAAGTTCTATATCTCGGTAAAATCCCATTTGTTGTAATTTGTGAATTTCTTGTTCTGTCTTACGCATAACATGAGTTACACGCTCCGCTGTTTCTAAATTAGAAGCTCCATAAGGTACAACCATATCTTCAGCTGGAACAAATATAGATACTTGACGTTCGAGAGCTGGGTCATAATAAACTTTCTTAAATGCATTACCTGCTAATCCTAAACCCCATAACATTCTTTCATGCTCCGGTCTATACTCTGGCATTTTGTCCATGAGTTGGTAATTCATATTTTCTTGTACACGCTGAGATGCTTCAATACATTCGGGAGTTTCTTTGCCTATAATAGAAGTTTTCACCGGGCCTGCAGCGGGAAAAGTTTCCATCATTGTTTCAGCTTGGAATTTAACAAGTGCTTCGGAGAGTAGTGGGTGGTAAACAGCGCATGCGCCTTCCCATGGTTCAGATCTTTCTTCTATTTTAAGTCCTAATAATTCTAATCCATCAACATAAGTTTCAAGCCAGTCTTTTCTTGAGTTAACATCATTACTAAAATCTTCAAGTAAATCACTTGACAGCTCCGCCATGTATTTCTCAGATAACTCTTCAGCTAAGTTAGCATTAAACTCATCATCTTCCATAGCATCGGGGTCAATAATTATTTCAGTATCACCAATACCAATAGTAACTTTTTCAGGATCTTCTATCTCTATTTCAATAGCCTGTTCTTCGACTGCTGCTTCATCTATTCCAACTGGAGCTGCATATAGTCCTTTATCTACGTCTGCCATAATTTTATCCTTTAGCTCTTTTTTTTGCTGCTTGTGATAAGTCTTTAAAATGTACTAATTTTTTTGATGTTTTGGTGTGAGCTTTATTTGTGTGTAATGTAC